GACAATTTCCCGCTTCTCGATCTTGCTGGCCGCTTCGAGAAACGCCGCTCGGTATGCCGCTCGAATGTTAGGCAAGGTCGATGCTACAACGCCCTTGATGTCGGCAGGTTTTGGATCGACGTTAGTCGGTCGCTGGAATGCAAAGTAGATCGCACCCGCTGCAATGATCCACGGCAACCAATTCGTTTGCGGCTTACTCATCGTCGCTACTTTCAATCGATGAGTCAAAAGGCTCTCCCATCGCTATTGCTTCGTCAGGTGTTTTGACTTTGTTTTGTTGCCACCACATCCAAAGCTTAAGAGCAATCTGGATAAGCAAAAACAGAGTAGCCGGGTTTCCCTGGCCGCATTGCGTGCTCGTAGTCGATCTCTAAATCTGATCTTACTCACTTTGCCACCTCGTCAGGTTTCGGCAGTGGCCGAATAGAATCACCCACGATCCACGCCCCAACAGCCAAAACAAGTTGCTGAATCTGATCTTCCGTCAGTGGCACCTTGTCCTTTAGCACAATCACGGCAACCACCGCAGCGGCTGCCCAAAATCTCTTCGACTTTAGCAAGTCTTGCATGTTACACCCTCCCTTGGTTCCCTGCATTGTAGCAAGTGCTAAGGGGATTGCAAACTTTGCCTAAATGATGCTCCGCTTCCGCAGATCCTCGATCCAATACTCCCCGTCCTTCGCTGGAGTCTCCGCCGCGTACACCGCAACGGCTAAAGCCGCCCAGTAGTGAGACGAGACGCCAAACAACGGCCCTGGTGCTTTCTTCGTGCCCACCACGCCGAAGCGGTCGAGCAACGCTTGGCGGATGTTTGCATCCTTCGCCCTCATCGAGTTGCACAAGTGCATTTTCACCGACTTCCTTGGAACCAGTCGCACTTCGGTGCCAATCGTGCCCGCTAGCCACCCGATACCCGCCACCGTGCGAAACACTTCCTGTCCGACCGCCATGCCGTACGACTCGATCCACTCGCAAGCAACGGTTTTGACTTTGCAAACCATGTCGAGTTTATCGAACTTGCTGAAGTGCGTGAAGCTGTCGAATGTCTCAAGTTCAACAACCCGATTCTCTTCGCAATCCCACCACACAAACGCATGCTCCTTTGGACCGGGATCGATGCCGAGAATTATGTTTTTACTCACTGGTCACCTCCTCTTTGAAATCTTTTTCTTTGGTTCCATGCTTTGCGAGCTGTCGTCTTAAACCGCATGATCGGCCCGTCGGCATGGCACTTGCAACATCTAACGCGATACTCTTTCTCTTCGTCGACTAAAATCTCAAACCACTTCTGATCGCTATTGCCGCAAAACGGGCATGGTTTGAAACTAGGATTCATTACACTCACTGCTCACCTCCATCTCCTTGATCGCTCGATCCAAATACCACGCCGCTTTCTTGAGGTCTTCGACGCCGCCTTTGTTGTCGTATCGCCAAAGGTACTTTATCACGTTCCCGGTGCAGTATTTGATAAACCCGCTTCCTGTTGCTGCCTTGATAGCCTCAATGCACTCAATGCCGCCTTGGTTGTAATGCGGTGG